CTCCACGACAACGAGGTCCCAGTGGCGACGGACTTCTCGTCGGTCATGGAGCAGGGCGCCCGGCTCGGCATGAAGGTCATGGGCGGGTTCGAGCAGCTCGTCGACAAGGACCCCGTGGCGTTCGCGGTGCTGATGCCCAAGGAGGCGATCGCGCTGGCGAAGCTCGGCACCGTCGCGGCCGGCACCAAGGAGAGCTCGCGGCTCAAGCGCAACCAGCAGGCGATCGACGTGATGGCCATCTTCGGGCTCAGCTCCGGGCACCACCGGCCGCCCGAGTCCGGCGACCAAGAGGACGAGATCGAGCTCGACGACCTCCGCGACGAGGTGGCCGCCGAGCGGCTCGCGCTGTCGGCCGGATGACGACCGCCACCCACCGGGACTTCATGGCCGCCCTGGCCGAGCTCCCGCGCAAGCATCGGGTGTGGCTGGAGTCGGGCGACATCGAGCTGTTCGCCTACTACGGCTGGGGCGTCGTCCTCAACGACGCGCAGCTCGAACACCTCCACGATGTCCTGCGCTGGCCCCCGGGCACGATCCACGTCTGGCGCTGGGCCAACCGGACCGGCAAGACGACCGGGCTCGACATGCTCTACCCGTGGGCGTGCTGGTACAAGTGGCGGTTCGAGCACGCCGACTTCGAGGGCTGGCTGGCCTACAACTATCAGGTGCTCCACGCCGCGCCCCTGTCAGAGCTCGCCGGCAAGGCGTGGGGCCTGATGGACGAGCTCATCGACGGCCGCGCGCTCCAGCAGCGCAACCCGATCACCAAGCTCCAGCGCCCGGCGCTCCTCGCCCCGTTCTTCTCGGCGACCAAGCTCGTCGACGTCAACGACGTGGACCGCCCGGTCGTGACGTGCGCCAACGGCTCCAAGATCGACTTTCGCTCGACGCAGGGCGGCGCGGCCCGGCTGGAGTCCGATGCGTGGTGGCTCATCGGCTGGGACGAGTTTCCCCGGCAGCAGCCGGCGGACGAGATCACGACCATCTTCGACCAGACGATGATCCCGCGGTCGTCGGACTTCATGGCCCCGATCATCCTCGCCGGCACCGCGACCATCGCGTCCGAGCACATCTACTCCGAGCTGGAGGAGATCGCGACCGACAACCCGGGCGACTGGAACTTCACCCAGGCGGCGCGCACGAGCAACTTCTCGATGTCCAAGGCGTCCATCGAACGGCAGCGGCGGGTCACGATCGACAAGGACATCGCCGGGCGCTCCCTCGATGGCTCGATGGGCGAGAACAGCAAGGCGCTGTACCCCCGGTTCCTGCTCGACAATGCGTTCGACAGCTCGCTGCCCGAGGAGCTCAAGCCGCCGGCGCCCGACGACGACATCCACTGGGAGCACCTGCTCAGCCGGCGGGCGTTCATCACCGGGTTCGACCACGCGCTCGCGGCCGACGACTCGGTCTACCTGACCCTCGAAGTGCCATGGCCGCCGCACACGATCAGCCCGTCCAACCCCATCATCGGCAGCCACATGAACCTCGTCCGGTCCCGACGGACCTTGACGGGCGACGAGTTGCAGGCATACCTTTCGCGCGAGGTCCGCACCTACCGATCTCGAGCCGCGATCATCGACTCGACTGGGGAGGGCGGCCTATCGGTGTACCGAAAGGCGTTGCAGGAAGGACTCCCGGCCGTCGACTGCAACCTCCAGGGTCGTGCCGCGAAGTGGGTCACGAACAAGGAGTACGGGTTGCAGGCGCTCCAGCGGATGCTGTCGAACGGGCTCCCGGTCGCCTTTCCCGAGGGCGGTGGTTTCGTCGACGAGTGGCCCGAGCCGGGCGATGAGCCGTTCGGCCTGCTCCGCTTCCCCACGACCGGGCCATGGTCGAAGCTCCGACGGCAGCTCTCCGTCTACAAGCGGGCCGACGAGAAGCTCCGCCAGGACGCGGCGATGACGCTGGTCATGCTGGCGTGGTACCTCTGGAAGCTCGTCGGGCACGCCAACAGCACGCAAGCCACCCCGTTCAACATCGTGGCGGGGCGTCAGTATCGAACGAGGGGCCGCCGGATCGCGGTCGGGCGACGGAGGTAGGTCATGGCGAGTCACATGGTCGAGGGACTGCGGAACAAGCACGCGCCGGTCATCGCGAACGGCGCGGCCGTCTCGACGGCGATCAACCTCGCGGGCGGGACGCTCGTGGCGATCCAGCTCCCGGCGGCATGGACCGCCGCGGACATCACCTTCGAGGGCTCGTTCGACGGGACGACGTGGGCGCCCGTGTTCGATGACGCCAGCGCCGAGGTCAAGATCGCGGCGGCGACCGTGGCCGCGCAGGTCGGTCGCATCCTCGTCAGCGCCGGGGTCCTGTCCAAGCTGGCTGCCCTGCCGATGTTCCGCATCGTGTCGGGCGTGGCCGGGACGCAGGTGAACCAGGGCGCAGCGCGATCCTTCGTCGTCGTCACCAAGGCGTAGCGCGGTGGCGCTCGCCGTCCTCTCCCCGCCACTGGAGCCGGCGGACTCGCAGGGGCTCGCCAAGCTCCATGCCCGGATCGACGACTGTCGCATCGCGATGGAGTCGGAAATGGGCACCGTGCGCACGCGCGCTCAGACCTACCTCAACTGGTACAGCCCCGAGTACAACGACTTCCTCGGCACCCACGACGCATGGGTCGACCCGATCATGGTCGACGACGTCGGCCTCACCCGGGCCAACTTCCCGGTGTGCCGCCCGGTCGTCGACATCTGGACCGCGCTGGAGTCGGCCAAGCCCCCGACCCTGTGGGCCCAGCCCGAGCGCATCGCCCCGCCCGTCCCCTCGTTCGACCAGTCCGAGGTGCTCCGCCGCCGGCTCGTCGGCGAGGCGCGCAAGCAGCTCAACGCGGTCAAGGCGACGCACCGAGCTCGCATCATCCGTGAGCAGATGCGGCGCGACGGGTTCGCCTACAAGGCGTTCCTCGCGACCCGGAAGAAGAACCTCTACGGGTTCGCCTGGCAGAAGGTCTGGCCCAACCGCGCCGAGAAGCGCACGGCCAGCCACACCCTGACCAACCCCACGACGGTCTACCCGATCTGGTCGACCCGCGAGCCGGGGGAGCTCGAGATGGTCCTCGTGGCGTACCAGATGAACGTCAACAAGGCCAACGCGATGTACGGCCTCGGCATCGACACCAAGGGCGGCCGGATCGCCCGCGGCGTCGAGTCGGGCGTCTACCGCGAGGTCGCCGACCGCTGGTTCGACACGACCCGGACGATGGTGTGGGTCGAGGAGTTCTGGTGGCGCGAGCAGACGTTCGACCGCGACGGCAACGTCGTCGACAGCGCGGTAGCCTGCGTCAAGCGGATCATGGACAAGATCGTCGAGCACGCGGTCTACCCGGACTGGCGCAAGCTGCCGTGGGTGTACTGGGAGAACAGCGACGAGCGCGATGCGTTCGGCTGGTCGGACATCGCCAACGCGATCGACATCAACGACGAGATCAACCGCCGGCTGTCCCAGCAGGGCGACATCATCGGGATGTACTCGGCGCCGCGCTACCAGCTCGTCAACTCGTTCAACGGCCGCGACGTCGAAATGCCCGGCCCGTTCGAGCTCATCAGCCTCAACGACCAAGAGCGGATCGAGCAGATCCTCACGCGCATCGACGTGTTCCCGGCGCAGTTCCACCTCCAGTTCCTGTTCAACGAGGTGCTCCCGCGCGCGACCGGGCTGCCGCCGATCGTGTGGGGGCTCATCGCCAACGCGCAGACGTCGGGCCGCGCCCTGTCGGCGAGCTGGAAGGCGACCGAGGCCAGGCTGGCGCCCAAGCTCCTGCGCAACGAGCGCAGCTACAACGACTACCTCGACCTGTCGCTCCAGTACAACGAGGTCTACGACTGGCGCGGCAGCAAGCGCCTGTTCGCCGACGACGACGAGGGCCGCTTCCGTGACTTCCGCTGGGAGTTCCCCCCGATGGAGCCGCGCGACTTCATGGAGGTCACGCAGAACGAGATCACCAAGCGCGACGCCGGCGCGACCACGTCGCTCAAGATGATCCGGGCCATGGGCGACGAGGCGGCCGAGGAGACGTGGGAGGAGGTGCAGGCGGAAATGCTCAATATCTTCGCCCACCCCGACAAGGTGCAGTCGTTCCTGCTCGCGCAGCGCGCCGAGCTCGACAACATCGCCTACGCCAAGGAGCTCGGGCAGCAGCTCGATCCGGGCGGTGGCATGGTCGGTGGCGCCGGTGGCGGTGCCGCCGTCAACCCGGTCACGATCGCTGGCGCCGTGGGCATGGCCCGCGCCGGCCAGGCTGATGCCGCATCATCGCCGCCCCCGGCGGTCGGCCCGGCTCCCTCCACGCAGCCCGGCGCCGCCGGGAACGCGGCGGGGCCCGGGTCGGCCGGCGGACCGCCCGGCGAGCAGCTCTCGTCGGGGACGCTCGTCCGCAACGGCGAGGTCAGCAACCAGTACCTCCAGACGCGACGGATGTAGGGGAGACGGGCGATGGCAACAGCGGCCGAGAAGCAGGCCAAGCAGGACGCCAAGGACGCAGCGGCCCAGTCCGTCACGGTCGGCAAGTCGCGGCTCGGGGAAGTCAACAGCGCCGGCGCGTTCGCCGGGCGGCGCCTGCGCTCGGCGGGTGACCTGAGCCGCTACGGCATCGGCGGGTTCCTCGATGACCCGAACAAGCTCAAGCCGGTCACCCCGACCAAGCCGACGATCAAGCCGCCGGTCAAGCCGCTCGGGCACGTCCCGCCGACCGCCCGCGTGACGATGCCGCCGTCGAAGTCGGGCAGCGGGATGGCCGCCAAGCCGCCCACTGGCCCGGGTGCCGCGCGCGCGCTCCCGATGGGCCCCGCCGGCAAGCCCGGCACGCCCGGATCGGCATCGACCGCGGCCAGGGTCGCGGCGAACAAGCAGGCCGCCCAGCAGAAGGTCGGCAAGGGCGCGACCCAGTACGACTACGGCGAGGCGCCCCGCGCCGGCCAGCCGCAGGACACCGGGAGCTACGCGGACGCACAGGCCGAGAAGGCGCGGGCGCGGGCGGTCGCGGCGGCCAAGCAGAAGTCGGCCAACGCTCAGGCGAAGAAGAAGGCCGCCGCCGCTCAGCAGGCCCAGTACAAGAAGGCCAAGGCCGCGGCCTCGTCGGCCGCCGCGAAGAAGAAGGCCGCCGCCGCGGCCAAGGCGAAGGCCAAGGCCGCCGCGGCCAAGAAGCACAAGGCGGAGACCGGCCACGCCGTCAACACCGGCGCGCTGGAGTGAAGCGATATCGGCCGCCCGGCGCCGGGTCGGCCGGGTTCAAGTTCCCGTTCCGGGGTGGGCGGCGCTCGATGGCGACCGGCCACCTCAACATGCCGGCGGCCGGGCGCCCGTCGAAGTCGATGCCGTCGATCAAGCAGTTCACGTCCATGAAGCCAGGGCGTCCCACGAAGCGAGCGAAGTAGATGGCCCGCGTCGGATCGTTCACCGGCACGCTCGACCCGTTCGGCTCGGGCAAGGGCGGCCTCGGCCGCTACAACATCACCGGCGAGACGATCAGCTCGCTGGAGGAGCAGGAAGCCTACGCCGTCGCGGTCGCGTGGGCGAACGGCCAGGCGACCGACGAGGAGTACCTCAAGAGCCTCCAGCGCCTCGTCGACATGAGTCCCGAGGGCACCCGCGACCGGATCACGAACACGAACCGGCTGGAGGACGCGAAGTACAGCATCGGACGCAACAAGCTGGCCGGCAAGGTCAACGCGGCGGTCACGGTCGAGGACCGCGTCAAGGCGCTCAACGACATGCTGGCCTACGACAAGGCCCGGCTCGCCGGCATGAAGCCGGACAACGAGGCGTTCAGCTCCCAGCAGGACCGGGTGCGCGGGATCCGCGTCGACATCCGCCAGGCGCAGTACGGCGACCTCGTGACCAAGGCGAACAAGGGCAAGGCGTCGACCGACGACCTCCTCGCGCTCGCGCGCCGGTTCGCCCACGACGCGAAGTACAGCTCCGACCCCGACGCCGACGACTGGACCGAGACGCTCACGACCCTCCACGATCGCAAGGCCGACGAGAACATCACGCAGGGCTACCAGGACTACCAGCACCATCGCCTGTCGGGAACCAAGCTCATCGCCATGGTCACGGCCCGGATGACGGGCATGGATCAGGACAGCGCCAACTACCGGGAGCTCTCGCGCCAGCTCGAAGATCTCAAGGAGCGGGTGAAGGGCGACGCGCAGACCCAGCGCGAGGCGACCGTTCAGGGCGAGCGCGCCACCGGCAAGATGAGCGACAAGGCGTACCTCGGGTATCTCAAGGACCTGTACTCGGACGCCGAGCCGGGCACGACCGAGAGCATCCAGGCGGGCAACCGCCTGCGCGAGTTCACGTTCTCGCTCGCCGAGGACAAGCTCCGCTACGACGTGACCAAGGGCAAGCGCCCGGTCAGCGCGCTCATCAAGTTCTACAAGTCGGCCCGCGCCGGCATGAATCCGGGCTCGGAGCGGTACCGCACCCTGACCCTCGCGATCGACCGCCTTGGCGGTGGCGG